TAGTTGTATCTGAAACAAATCCAGTTCTTTTAGATTTCCTTAAATTGCATCCTGCAAATGGTGATTTATTTTATGAGTGGGATCCACAGAAAGATGCTGAGGAAAAACTTAACATGGAGAATTTAATTCTTGATGCTAAGATTGAGGCACGATCATTGAGTCCTGATAAGATGGCATCTGTAATAAGAATCTTTACTGGTAAGAATACCGAAAAAATGTCATTGAATGAACTTAAGTGGGAAGTGATGAATATCGCTGAATACTACACTGAGGAATTCATGAATGCAATCAATGATCCAGAACTAGCTGTAGATGATATGGCATTTAGAGCAATTAAGGATGGATATGTATCAGTTAGAAATGGTGGCCGTGATGTTCACTACAATCTAAAAGACAATAAAAAACGAATGTTCTCTGTACCTATGGGAGAGAGTGCTGAAAGTGCATTAGCTGCATGGATGCAATCTGAAGACGGGCAAGACTTCTATATGTTCTTGACTAAAGAGTACGAAGATTAATTATCAAGACAATCACTTACTAGGCCGTCAGAAATGTCGGCCTTTTTTTATTATCTTTGCACTATGATAAATGAAGTTAGAAATACGGTATTGGCTGTATTGAGCAAGGATAATAGAGGATACATTACTCCAGAGGAGTTCAATCTATTCGCTAGACAAGCTCAACTTGAGATATTCGAGCAGTACTTCTACGATTACAGCAACCATATAAATAAACAAAACGCTAGACTTGATAACTCAGGATATTCAAATATACCTGAAAGATTAGGTGAAGTTGTAGATAGATTTTTAGTTGACTTGACATTAGGGTATGACGCTGGTTCTGGAAAGTTTTATGCACCTGGTGATGACAACTTACTTACACCTAAGCAGTACCACGCAATTAGACTTGCATACAATAACACAACAGAGATAGAGAAGGTAGCGTTCAATAAGATATTGTATTTAGTTAACTCTAACCTTACTGCACCAACAGTTAAGTATCCAGTATACACACTTAATGACTACAACTCATCAAGTGCAAGTATACAGGTTTACCCAACTACAATTACAAGTAATGTTGTTATGAGCTACGTAAGGCATCCATTTGATCCTAAATGGACATGGGAAGTTCTAGCAGGTGGTGAGCCTGTATTTAATCAGTCGGCTGCTGACTATCAAGATTTTGAGTTGCCTCTTAGTGATTCAGCAGAGTTAGCTCTTAAGATATTACAATACGCTGGTGTCTCTATCGGTGAGAATGATGTAGTTCAGATAATGGATGCAGAAGATACTAAGGACACACAGAAAAAACTTTAACGTATGGCATACATAAATAATCTTCAGTACTATACAAACAATGGTAATGCTCCAACTGATTTAAATTGGGGTTCTTATCAGTTTGTGTCTATGTCTGACGTTGTAAACAACTTCATGTTGATGAATATAGGTGACGACAAGTTGCTTAACAATGTAAAGAGACATGAGGTTATATTTCACGCTAAGAGAGGAATACAAGAGATAACGTATGATGCCCTTAGAAACTTTAAGATTATTGAGATCCAAATGGGTGATAACCTGAAACTGATTCTCCCACCAGACTTTGTAAACTATGTACGTATCTCAGTTAATGTTGAGGGCGTACTATATCCACTTCATGAGAACCTAAGTGCTAACTCGGCTACTGCATACTTACAGGACAACAATTTAAACATACTGTTCGATGCAGAAGGAGAGATACTTACGGGTGAATCAGTTCTAGATATAAGGAGGGGTGAGCAACAGCAGTACTTTGGTCCAGGTACATTTAATGGATACTACGGTTGGTCTTACAATGGGAATTGGTACTTTGGATATAACATTGGTAGTCGTTACGGTCTACAGACTGATACAGCAAACGTAAATCCTACATTTACTGTAAATAGAGCAGCAGGTGTAATTGACTTCAGTTCTGGAGTTAAAAATCAATTAATAGTTATTGAATACATATCTGACGGTATGGAGAACGGTGACGATGATGCCATCACTATAAATAAGCTAGCTGAGGACTATCTATATGCTTATATTAAGTGGGCTATACTTGACAACAAGTATGGAATTCAAGAATATATAATTAGAAGAGCGCAGGTCGCTAAGACGGCAAAATTAAGAAATGCTAAACTTAGACTCTCAAATATACATGCATCTAGACTTATTATGGTGTTGAGAGGTAAGGACAAAATAATTAAATAGATATGCCAGAATTTAATAATACCTTCATCAGTGGTTCAATGAATAAAGACCTCGATGAGAGGTTGATACCAAAGAATCAGTATAGGGACGCATTAAATATTGATGTTAACGTCAGTAAGGGTGAAGATGCAGGTGTTGCCAAGAATAAGATGGGTAACACTCGTGCCGTAAGTATTGCTGAGTTGTCTGGTCGTGTAGTGTTTGGTATTGATGATGAGGAACTAGCTAAGACTATTGGAGCAGTAGAGTACGAAGCATTTAATAAGATATATTGGTTTGTTGCTTGCGATACATTTGATGGTATATATGAGTATGATGAGCCAACAGGAACTGCTGTTCGTGTGTTACAATCTAACAAGGCGACTCCATCTACTCCATCAAAGCTTAACTTCAGAAAAGAATATCCTATTACTGGAGTAAACTTTATTCGTGGGAATGATGAGAACAACTATCTATATTGGACTGATGATTATAATCCACCTAGACGAATAAATATTACTAGGGTAAAATCTGATCCAAGTGGTGTATCTGGATATCAAGTAGATGATCCTAGGATTGATAACGATATAGATGTAATTCTTGCACCACCACTTTTTGCACCTAGCATTTTTCTTTATAATGACAATAGTGTAAATGATACAAACAACTTATCTGAGAAGTTTTTATATTTCTCATACAGATATAAGTATGTTGATGACCAGTATAGTGCAATGTCACCCTTCTCTGCTGTATCATTTATGCCAAAGGAGTATGAGTACGATTATGGTGTAGGGAATAACAAGTCAATGACAAACTTTTACAATTCTGTAAGAATCAGTTTTGAGACTGGCGATGAGTTTGTAGAAGAGATTCAAGTATTTGTACGTGACACTAAAAACATTAATGTAGGCATAGTTGATACATTCTCAAAGAGTGAGAATCCTGATATTTTAGATAACTCATCATATACAATTACATTCAACAATAATAAAGTATATGCAGCACTACCTAACGATCAAGTAACAAGGCTGTACGACAATGTGCCATTACTTGCTAAGGCTCAGGACGTTGTTGGAAACAGAGTAGCTTATGGAAACTATGTTCAGTTTAGAGATATCGTTGACTGTACTGGTAACAATGTAGAGATAAATTATCAGTTAAGTGTTAAAAATCCTCCTTCAGTAGCTGCTACTGAGGCTGACCCGAAATCAACATGGCGGTCTGACAGAGATTATGAGATTGGATTGGTTTATCTAGATGACTATGGACGTATGAGTACAGTACTTACTGCTCCTCCTACAAGCCCTGCAAATGGTACAAGTAATACTATATACATACCACCAGCTAATTCATCAACTCCAAATACTCTTGTTCTTAGCATAAAGAACAATCCACCTTGTTGGGCTACACACTATCGTGTATATGTTAAGCAGAGCAAGAAGTCTTACTATAATGTATTCCCAATACTTTATTATTCTGATGGTTTATTTAGATATTTCTTGATAAACGAATCTGATTTAAATAAAATAAATGTTGGTGAGTACGTAATATTTAAATCTACAGCAGCAGGTGCTACAAACTCAAATAAAAAATATAAGATACTAGAAATAGAGAATAAATCTACAAACTTTTTATCGGGTGGTTCTACTGAGATAGCTGGATTATATTTTAAGATTAAAGTTGATAATACTACAGAACTTTCGGGTGGAGATATATTTAATTTTACATCTACTGGAGTTGGCGGCGGAAGAGTTGTGGGTGATTTATATTTAGCATATTCCCCTGGTCCTGTTCAAAATACTGCTGAGGCTGATGCCAATCCAGCTTTAGTTATAGATGAATTTGTTGAAAATCCTATATTCTATGGTGATGGAGATCCGCTAGGAGTATCTTTAGTTACAGATCAATTCTTTAACTCTGGAGGTGACGATGAAAGGATAACGATACAGATTGATACACCAACTACGTATTCAGTATACAAGAATCCAATAGGTCAATATTCATATAGTAACTATAACGATTTAATAGGTTCTAATTTACCAATATCAACAGGTGTATCTACTAGTATTGCATTTTTCTTTAATGTGTACTTTAATCAATCAACATATAATGTTGGTGATAGATGGGTATTTAACTGTAGGGCAGGTAAGGTTCCAAACGCACCAATAGGAAATAGAGCCTGTGCTATAGTTCCAGGTGGACTAAATCAATGGGTTGATGATAAAAAAATATTGACAGGTGCTGTAATAAAAATACAGGTTAAAGAAGATACTTATAATCCAAGTGGATCAGAGCAACTATTGCAACCATTTCCCCCGTCACCACAAGATTATGAAAATATAGAAGAGTGGTGGTATGAATCTGGAGCTAGAGATTTATTCTCATATACTGATCCAGGAGGTACTGATATTCGTGGGTCTAGAGTTAGATTTAGAAGAGGTGCATTTTGGGAATTAACTTTCGATGGTGGAAATAACAATAGTGATTTTCAGACCAACGTAATACAAGCAGATAAATCAGCAATTGGAAAGAAATTTCCAATGAGAATGCTTATATTCTCAGCTATGCCTAGTAATCCTACAAGTATATCGGCCATTGGATCAACTGATGCACAATTATATCAAGGAGCTGGATATGGTAGAAATAAGTTTGTTGTATCATTCGAAATAACTCAGCAAGAAAACTTAAATATTTGCGAGACAGCACCAATTGAGGATGACTCTGATATATATCACGAATTGTTTCAGACTTACCCAATTGTAAATGGTGAGCACCAAGTATTGTGGCACTATGATGATTATGAAGCTATAATAGCTGGAGCATTTGCTGGAAAAACTAGATTGAGACAATTCAATAAGACTGTCCCTCATTACTTTAATGTTGGAGATGAAATAAATGTAGCCTCCACTAATGACTTATTAATGCCATCTGGAATATATGTAATTGATGGTATAGAGGATTTATATTCAGTTGTATTAGATTTCACATTCCCTGGACCTGGAGCCGCAACTCCAGGAACTGTATCTCTAAGTGGTGTTAATGAACAAGATCAGAATGGATTAACAGTTCCTGCTATTATCGAGATAAACAAACCAATGTCATTTAACACTGATAACAATGGTTGGTCTTGGGGTAACGGACTAGAGTCTGACCGTATATTTGATGACTTCAATCAGACCACTAAAGGATTCAGTGTACGTGTACAGACACCTATAGAGAACTACAGACAGATAAGAAACGAGGCTTCTATATGTTATAGTGGTATATACCAATTCAATACAGCATTAAATAGACTTAATGAATTCAATTTGTCTACATCTAACTTTAAGTATCTAGATAGAGACTTTGGATCAATTCAAAAGTTATACGCAACAGATACTGACTTAGTTGTATTCCAAGAGAATAAGGTATCAAACGTACTATACGGAAAGAATGTATTATTTGACTCTATTGGTGGTGGTCAGGTTGTATCTATTCCTGAAGTTCTTGGCACACAAATACCAGTTAATGGAGAATGGGGGATTAGTAGAAACCCAGAGTCATTCGCTAAGACTGGTGACAATGTTTATTTCACTGACGCTAGACGAGGTGTTGTATTGAAATTAAACAATCAGATTATAACTGAGATATCTTCATTCGGTCTTAATGATTACTTCAGAGACTTAATGATAGATAATCCTACAACTCAGAAGATTGGAGCGTTTGACCCATATGATAATATGTATGTATTGTCTACAAACAATCAGAGCGTTGTGCCAT